AGTAGGAGACGGGCATAGGACCAGACCACTACAGGCTCGTAGTAGTCATTATGTCCGATGCCGTCCACCCCAGCCAGACGTCTACTTGGCGTTAGCTGCCATGCGCAGGATCTCGCCAAACTCACGGTCGAGGTGCGCATCGAACCGTGGCTTGAACGTTTCGGACTTTTCCATCATGTGATCCAGTGCAATCTGGTCGTAATACTTGATGATTTGCCTAATTGGTTCGTACAGGCTTAGTGGATCCATCCTGAAGCTTGTGCGCCCTTTTATTGCCTCGCCTGTGGTTTTGTCCACCTGCGATTTAAACGGCACAGTCGGGCGCACTGAACGACTAGGCGATTGGCCAGACAAAATAGTTTTGCCGCCAATCTCCACCTTGCCTGCAAGCAGGTCGTTGTACTCCTGGTTACGGGACAGCACAAGGATGGCTTCCCTAAACGTCCGGCCTACCAGCTCACCTGTTTTTGGATTAACGGCAAACAGGACAGACAAGACGTCAACGCCAGAGTTGATAGCTCTCTCTGCGTAGTTATCGCCCAGGACTTCCGTAGGCGGTTTCTCAGGGTTTGCGGGTTGCTCAATAAATGCGTCCCTATAGATCTGTTCTTCCGGAGACGTCATTTTTAACGTCTCTCTTTCGGCAAGGCCTTCAATAGGCACTTGCTGGCCTTCAGGCAGCCCTGACACAAAGCCGTCGCTTTCAAATGCTGAGGCTGCGACCCTGGCTCCAGCACGCGGGCGTTCGCCAAGACCGTGCTTCATCAAATACAGGTCGACAGGATCCTTGCTGAAACCAACGATTGAAAACGGCATCGCCGCATCACGCGGCATACCAAACGGAGTCATCGTCGTTGCACCTGTCCAGGCCCTTTTGAATGGCCTGTCAGAAATATCGTTGTAGTAAGGAACGTTGCCTAAAAATGTGTCGCCTAAAAGCCGTGCGACGTTTGCCAGCTTTTGGCCGTGATAGCTCTTGCCAATCGCCTGCGCATCCTCCGCGCTCAGCGGACGACGAAACTCTGGGTAAACGCCTGCCTCTTGATTCATTCGGGCAAGATTGCCCATAAACCCGTCGTAAGGCATGACCCCC